GCCCGGTTTGCCAAATAATCAATTAATGGAAGCAATTATGAACAATAAGAATATTCTTATGGCTCATAGAGATGTGATGCAAAAAGTATTAAATATGGAATGGCAGTGGTTTGAGAGAAGAATTATTAAGTGGTTGGGGGATACCCCTGAGTCTAGAAGTCTGCAAAGTTCTTTGAGAGATCATATTAAAAATGAAAGAAAATGGATAAAAAGAGGAGCAAAGGCCGATGAAGTTGGATTATTCGTCTAGTTTAAAATTAAGAGCACTTATTCGTAAATATGAATTTGAAAGAGATGAGGCAATTGCTAATCTGCAAGTTTATTTTGAAAACGGTGTTGGTGTTGGAGAACACCATAATGTCATTGATAGTATGGATGAGTTGGTGACAAAACTTGCAGATGCGGAAGGAAAATTGAAAACTACAATTTCTTATTTTGCGAACTTGGATACAACATCTCCACCACCAAATGTAGAATCCGAAGATGATCAAAGTAGTTAGATTAATATCTGGTGAGGAACTTATGGGATTCCTTACTGAAACGAGTGATGGATGGCACTTGAAAAATGTTTGTCAGATTGTGACTTCATATACTGACACAACAAGCGCGACTGCAAGAGTTGGATTGTCGCCATTTATGCCATATACAAAAACCACAGATGGCGTTGATCTTAAACATTCATACGTTGGATTTATAGTAGATCCGGTTAATGAATTGACAAATGAATATAATCAGGTTTTTGGAAGTGGGTTGGTTTTGCCACCTTCAAAACCTACTATTCAAACGCCAAAATCATCTGGAAATCATTCATTCGTAAAAATGTCATAAAAAAGAAAAGGGGGTTGACAAAGGCTCCCTTTTGTGATAAAATTATATTATTAAATTTAGTGAGAACATACATGACATTCTATACAAACGTACAAAACATCGGCAGTAAAATTCTAGTTAAAGAAGTTGATGAAAACGGTCAAAGAAAAACAAAACGCATGGATTACAAACCATCTTTGTTTTATGAAACAAGAGACACTACATCCAAGTATAAGTCTCTTGACGGCAAAAGTCTTAAAAGAGTTAAATTTGATTCTATTGGTGAAGCTCGAGGTAAGGTAAAATCTACTGAAGGTGTTACTGACTGGCATGGAATGCAAACTTATACATATCCATTTATCGCCGACAATTATCCAGATATGGAATATGATTTGGATAAAATCAATATTATGAATATTGATATTGAGGTCGAATGTGAACAAGGGTTCCCAGAGCCAGAAGTTGCTCAAGAACGTGTAAATGCGATCACCATGAAATGCGGCGATCTTTATACTGTGTTGGGTTTGGGTGATTGGGAAAACAAGTCGCCTGAAGTATCTCATTTAGAAATTAAATATTACAAGTGCAAAAGTGAAATGGAATTGTTAAAGTCGTTTCTCAATTTGTATGAAGCCGCTGATGTCGATATCATTACAGGTTGGAATGTTAATTCATTTGACATGCACTATCTGGTAAATCGTATCACAAAAATCCTAGGTGATTCTGAAATGAAACGACTCTCGCCTTGGAGAAAAGTTGACAAAAAGCATATGAATTTTAGAGGTCAAGACTCTACTGAAATCACCTTGTCGGGTGTTAGTATTATTGATTATCTTGATTTGTATAAGAAGTTCACATATGTCACGCAAGAAAGTTATAGACTCGATCATATCGCCTTTGTAGAATTGGGCAAGAAAAAACTAGACCATTCTGAATTTTCTGCAATGCACCTATTCTATAAACAGGATTATCAAAAATATATCGACTACAATATTATCGATGTAGAATTGGTAGATAAACTAGATGAAAAGATGAAACTTCTAGATCTTTTGATAACAGTTGCTTATTCTGCAAAAATTAATTTTGAAGAGGTCATGTCTCCAATCAGAACATGGGACTCGATTGCATTTCATATTCTTAAAAAGGACAATGTGGTTGTACCACCCAAGGCTAGACAACACAAGTCTGACGCTTATGTTGGCGCGTATGTTAAAGAACCACAACTAGGCGTACACGATTGGGTATTGTCATTCGATTTGAATAGTTTGTATCCACATTTGATTATGCAATACAATATCAGTCCAGAAACATTGGTCAATACCGATAGACTCGATACAAACGTAAACGAACTATTGGAAATGAAAACCGATACTTCTCAGTGTCGCGCTGCAAATGTTTCTCTAACTCCATCTGGCGTGTTATATAATAATGATAAGAAGGGGTTTCTGCCCAAACTTATGAAAAATATGTATGACGAACGTGTTATTTCAAAAAGAGAAATGCTTAAGTGCAAGCAGGAATTAGTAGACGGCGGCGATCCTGTCTATCTCAAGAAACGAATTTCTCAATTGCACAATAAACAGATGGCTGCAAAGATTTTGTTGAACTCCGCTTATGGTGCGTTGGGTAATCAGTATTTTAGATATTACGATATTCGACAGGCAGAATCTATCACTCTTTCTGGACAACTAAGTATTAGATGGATCGAAAACAAAGTAAACGACTATTTGCACAAGGTTCTCAAAAATGATGAAAAAATTAACTACGTTATTGCTTCCGACACGGATGCGATTTACATCCGTCTTGGCGACTTGGTTGACAAGGTGTTTGATACGGAAAAGGTACTTGCGACAGAAGGTGGCGAGGCCAAGATCATTAACTTCCTTGACACTATTGCTTCGGAAAAGTTGGAACCGTTTATTGATAAGAGTTATCAAGATCTTGCTGACTATATGAATGCATATGAGCAGAAGATGCAAATGAAACGCGAAGTCATTGCATCTAAAGGTTTGTGGACTGCAAAGAAACGATATATCCTTAATGTACACGATAATGAAGGTGTGCGATATAAGACACCGGAACTTAAAATCATGGGTATTGAGGCTGTGCGTTCTTCTACTCCTGCTGCTTGTCGTGAAAAACTGCGAGAAATATTCAAAGTTATTATGAATGGTAACAACGAACAGTTGATTACATTTATCAATCAATTTAGAGAAGAGTTCAACACACTGCCAGTCGAAGATATATGTTTTCCAAGAGGTGTAAACGGTCTGAAAAAGTATGAATGTCCAGTTGAATTATTCAAAAAGGGTACACCAATTCATGTGAAGGGTGTTATTCACTTCAACAGACTAATCAAGAAACATAATTTAGAAATGACCCACCCGCTTGTAAAAGAAGGTGAAAAGATTAAATTTGTGTATCTCAAAGAGCCCAATCCTATCGGAAACAATACTATTGCAATTCAAAATGTGTTGCCAAAAGAGTTTGATCTGGACAGATTTATAGACAAAACAAAACAATTCGACAAATCATTTTTAGAACCTGTCAAATCGGTGACAGATGCGATTGGTTGGGATGTAGAAAAACGATTTACAATAGACGACTTTTTTTAGGAGAAATAGATGATTATTAACGGCGATTGTATTGAAGAAATGCAGAAATTAATTGACCAAGGCGTTCAAGTTGATGCGGTAGTTACAGACCCACCATATCATCTACAATCTATCGTAGACAGATTTGGAAAAACATCTCTGAGCGATGATACTAAGACTTCAGAAAGAGCGAGAGCTCGCGGTGACGGTTATGCAAGAATGTCTGCTGGTGGATTTATGGGTCAAGAGTGGGACGGTGGTGATGTTGCATTTCGTGCCGAGACTTGGAGACTTGCTTGGGAATTATTGAAGCCAGGTGGACATCTACTTGCATTTTCTGCTTCACGCAATTATCATAGAATGGCGGTTGCGATTGAGGATGCTGGGTTTGAAATTCGTGATCAAATGATGTGGTTGTATGGAAGTGGATTTCCTAAGTCTCACAATATTGGAAAAAATGTTGATAAGACACTGGGTAATGTGGGTAAAGTTGTTGGAGAAAAAAAAATGTGGGGTGCAAATGCAAGTGGCGGCAGAGGAAACCAACATAAAAATGATTATCAACCTACAGAAATTGGTGCAGTAAAATATGAAGAAATAAGAGAAGTTTGTAATGAATGGGAAGGTTGGGGTACTGCACTCAAACCAGCACACGAACCGATTGCAGTCGGGCGAAAACCAATATCTGAAAGTACTGTTGCCAAGAATGTGTTGAAACACGGAACTGGTGCTATCAATATTGATGCTAGTCGGGTTGAATCTGATGAAGATGTTGAGGGTAGATTCCCAGCAAATATAATGCACGATGGACTACAGCAAGATTGGGCGCGTTTCTTCTATTGCCCAAAAGTATCAAAAAAAGAACGTGGGGAAAATAACAAACATCCAACAGTCAAACCACAAGAATTAATGAAATACTTAGTGAGGCTTGTCACGCCTAAAGGTGGTACTGTACTTGATCCATTCATGGGTTCCGGCTCTACTGGTATGGCAGCAAAAGACTTGGGGTTTGACTTTATTGGCATTGAGAAATCAGAGGATTATTTTAAAATCTGTCAAGAAAGAATTGAACAGATAAACCCATTAGGTGAATTTTTAGACTAGACAAACCCAATATTTTATGTTATAATAAAAGAATCGAATAGGAGAAATAAATGGCTACAGGACTAATGAGTAAACTACGAAAGAACTCTTCTTTCAAAGACGGTAGGGTAAATGTCTTATCAGAATCAAAATACTTAAATGATAAAAC